AAGGCCCTCGGCGGTGGCCGTAGAATTCGTCGCCGGGTACGGCGACAAACGCGAAAACGTGCCGCCTCATTTGATCACTTATCTGCTGATCAAGACGGCCGACTATTACGAGCACAGAGAATCCTTTTCAGAGTTAAAACTCCAGGGGCTCGACTTCGTGGAAGGGCTTATTTCAAACGAGAGGCTTTTTTCACTATGAGAAACGTGCGCGGGTGATTCTGACGACTAGCCGCGCTAGTCCAGCTATGATCCTGGGAGAATACCGTAAAACCGGGTTTTCAGGGGAGCAAAGGAACCATTCGTCAGAATCAATAAAATATGAATGCCGGCCGAAATAGGGAAGTAGTGACAGTCCAGAAGCGCACGCAGGAACAGGACGACTTCGGGCAACCGATCGATACTTGGGTCGATTTTCAGAAGCTGCGCGCCGACGTGGTCAAGCTATCAGGCCGGGAGTTGTTCGCTGCTCAAGCGGTCGGGGCCGATGTCACGACGCGAGTTAATACGCGCTATTGCCCAGGCATCGAGGCCGATCAGCGCATCCTTTTTCGGGACGAGGTGCTCGATATCGAGTCGGTGATACCGGATCGGTTGCGCACGACCTTGGAAATACTTTGCAAAGAGGTCGGCTGAAACAATGGAGAATGGAAAATTGATAATTGAGAATGTTCGGATTTGGATCATTTTCAATTATCCATTTTCAATTATCAATTTATGGAAATGAAGCTGGAGCTGAAGGGTTTGCAGGATATTAACCGAAAGCTGGAAGCACGCATTCGTCGTTTAGAGCAGTCAGTGCTCCGTAAAGCCCTACAGGCGTTCGCAGCGCCCATACAGGCGCACGGCGAGCGCCTAGCTAGGACAAACATATCGACCAGGATCAAAGTCGTCACCACGACCAAATTGCGCGGTTCGACGGGTACCGTGAAGGTCGGGCCGTCGACGGAAATATTCGATACTGACAGAAACGGGCGCTCGGTGACTATGGCGAATGTCGCCTATTGGTGGGAGTTCGGGTTCAAGCTGCTCGGGCCGCCGTATCGCTCGCAACGTGGCAGACCGGTGATCCAGCATTTTGGGGCCAGGCCATCGATGACGCCAGCCTTCGAATCCCAGAAGGGGCCCGGCATGGCGGCTTTCGAGACGGTCATTCGGGAGAATTTAGAGCAGGAAGTCGCATAGAATAATGGAAAATGGAAAATTGAGAATGGAAAATGTCCGGATTCCGATAATTATCAATTTTCAATTTTCAATTCTCAATTAGTGAATATGACCTTGGAAGAAGTCATCGTCAATCAATTGCGCGCCTACCCGCCGCTGACGGCTATCGTAGGAACGCGCATTTATCCAAGCACCTACCCGCAGAACGCGACCCTGCCGGTGGTTATTTATCAGCAGACCTCGCGCCTTCCGGAATACTCGCATGACGGAGCGTGCGGCGCCGAGGAATCGCGTTTTCAGATCTCGGCAGTCGCGCCGAGTTATTCCGTCGCCCGTCAAACGGCCGATGCGATCCGTGGCGCGTTAAAGCCGTGGGAAGATCACCAGGCGGTGCAAAGCGGGATCACCATTGGCGGCGTCTTCATGGAAGACGAACTCCCGATCTACGCTGCCGCCGATGTCGAAAGTCAATCGACGCACCATATTTTAGGCGACTACCGTTTCTTGTGGGGGAATTAATATGGCCGTAAGAGTAATGAATGAAGCCACCGAGATTCGCAATCTGCAAAAGGTAATGGCGCTAGCTCCAACTGCCGATTCCCTCGACGATATTTTTATCGCACCGACAGCTTTTGTGGATGGAGTGTCATTCAAATATACGGGTCGCGAAATCGTCATGATCCGCAACACGCATGCGTCGACCGCGTTTACTTGGTCATTGAAAGCTGTTGCCGATTCACTTAATCGGATCGGCGATGTCGGCCCTTATTCGTTGGCGGCGGGCGATCAGGCGACAATTCTAATAAATGGTACTGGATTCACCAATGCCAATGGCGACGTGACGATAGTGATGACTGATAACACTGTCAAAGTGGCAGTCAACAGAGCGCCGAGTCAGCTTTAAAGGGGAAATAAACCATGTCGACATACATGCTCGCGAAGGGTAGTAAGCTGTGGCGGAAAAATCCGACCACTTCTGCCTACCAAGAGATCCCGCAATGCACCGTACTGACCGGGCCGCAGATCAGGCAGGACTTCGATGAGATCACTAACCATTCATCACCCGGCGGATATAAAGAATACGCGGCGACCCTGCGCGACGGCGGCGAGCTGCCGCTGGAAGTGCTCTGGGACATCGTAAATATCGCGATTCATGTGGTGCTGTATGATGACGCAGTAGCAGAACCGCTGCCGATCCGGTTATGGGGCGTCATTTTGCCGGACGGTTTGAACGGCTGGGGATTTCCCGGTTATCTGACCTCGCCCGCGCCGAATTTGGATTTCACGAAAGCAATTAGGATGGGCGCGACGGTCCGGATCAGCGGCGCGCCGACTCGCGTCACAACCGGCACAGCAGGACTTCCTTAATTGATAATGGATAATTGAGAATTGAAAATGAGGGCCGGAGTACAGCCAATAGAAATAGACCTCGACAAGCCGCGCCATTTACTATTGACGGTCGGCGGGCTCAAGGCGGCCGAGCGCGAGCTCAACAAGTCGCGCGACCTGCAACCGCGCAAGGCGATCTTTCGCATTATGATGGAGGAGCTCCCGCAGGTAGAAAATGGTGACGTAGGCATGGATTTTTGCGAGGCTATTTTATGGGCCTCCATGCTGCATGAAGATCCGGACCTATCGATCGAGGCGGTCGGCCTGATGCCGTTTGACCTCCGCGACGTGATGCAATTGACGCTCCGCGTGATCACCGAAACCTATTTGAAGATCGAGCCCAAAACAGAGGAAGCACCCATTGAGGAAAAAAAAAATTTGATGAAACTCAATGGGACAGCGATCTCTGGTCCTTCGCCCGAATAGACCTCGGCCTTTCCTCGCAAGAATTCTGGGCGCTCACGCCCTTCGAGATTCGTTTACTATCAGAGCAGTGGATCGAAAGAGAGAACCGCCATGCGCGGCCCGTCGCGCTTTTGACCGCGACGGTGGCGAATATGTTCAAAAGTTCAGGCTTGGAGTACACCGATCTCCTGCCGTTTCCTCCCGGCAATAAATATTTGAGCGAAGAAGAGTCGGAAATGTTTCTCGACCGTTTCTTTAACAAGGTGAGCGATGGCAGGTAAGGGCACAGTCGGCCAGCTCCTCGTCGAGATGCGCGCCGACCTCGGCAAGCTGCGCCTCGATGTCAAAGAGATGGAAGGCGTTTTTAAAACATCTTTCACCAACCTGGAGAGTATGGCTAAGGGGTTCACCAATATTCTCGGCGCATCGCTCGGCGTGGGTGCGATTATCGCCTACGGTAAACAGTTAGTCGCGTTGGGCGGTCAACTTAAAGATTTATCCCAACAGACCGGCATTTCGGGCCAAACACTCAGCGGCCTCAAATCGGTTCTCGAAGAAAACGGAACTTCGCTCGATGCCTTCGCCAAGGGCATCTTCACGTTGCAGAAAAATCTCGGCGGCATCAAAAACGACTCTGATCCCGCAGCCCAAGCGGTAAAGCAACTCGGTTTAAATCTCGATCAAATAAGGCAAGCCGATACCGAAACATTCTTACAACTTATTACCGACGCACTAGGCAAAGTCGAAAATCCAATCAATCGCGCTGCGCTCGGTGCGCAATTGCTCGGCAAGAATTTCCGTGAGCTCGGGCCGGCGATCGAAGAAATAGCCGGACATCTGGCGCAACTGAGAAAAAGCGGGCTCAGCGACGCGGATATCAATACGCTCGATGAATTCGGCGATGCGTGGACGCGCCTCAATAATCGATTAAAGGTAGTTGCCGCGGAGGGCTTAGCGGAAATCATCAGAGATTTGAGCAATATCAATTTTTTGTTCAGTCAGATGTTCAATAAAAGCGCGGCGGTCGGCGCTCTACTCGGCGCCGGCGGCGGCGCGCTCGCCGAAAGGGCGAAAGTCAGCGCACCATTCAAACCGCCGGTCGATGAGGCCGCGGCAAAAAAACTGGCCGATGAACTACAAAGACAGATCGAGAGCATCCAAAAATCAAACGCCGCGCTTCAAGCACAAATCATCGAAATGGAGTCCGGCAAAGAAGCCGCGCAAAACTACATACTCGCGCAGCAAGAGATGCAGGAAAACTCAAAAGGCATTTCGGCTGCGCTCAAAACCGAGCAGGACCGGCGCCGCGACTTGACCGATCAACTGCGGCTGGAAAAACAAGCGCTTGAAGATATCCAAGAGATCTCCAAGGCATGGGTCAAAGATATCGACGCCATGACGACTGCCGAGGAGAAATGGGCCGCAATCAAGATGGACGCGGAAACGCTCGGCATGGATGATCTTTCCAAGACTCTCGACGAGATCAGCAGAAAATACGTCAAGCTGATCGTCGACGCGCAGGCGGCTGCCGCCGCAGCTGGCGCGTTACCGGATGAAATCGAAGCCGTTACGCGCAGACTATTGATAGACCGGGCGCTTGAGCAAGTGCGCGCCAGAGTGGGAGCTACTGGCGAAGGCGTCGACGCCGAAGCCGAAGCAAAAGCGCGCGCCGATAAGTTGGGCGAAGACCTGGCGAACTCCTTGACGAGTGGGATGCGCAATACGCTTCTCGGCATCGAGACCGGCCAGCAATCGATCGGCGAGGGGATGAAAAATCTCGTCCGGAACATGCTGTTGGAATTGGAAGGCGCGATCTTCGACAAGACCATTCTTGAGCCATTAAAGGCCATCGCGGCGGGGTTTATTTCCGGCCTGGTCGGCGCCTTGGATGACGCCGCCAATACGCAATTGAAAGATTGGGCGAAAGACCTCGGCAAGCAAGTCTCGTCGTGGCTAGGCTCGGGACTTAGTAGTCTCTTTGGTGGCATCAGCGGTGCCGCCGGCGGCTCTAGTCTCGGGCTTGGCGATGAAGTCAATTTAGGATTCGCGCGCGGCGGCATGATCCCATCCTTTGCCAGCGGCGGCCTATTTATCGGCCACGGCGGCGAATTTGTCATGCAGAAAAAAGCCGTCGACAACATCGGTGCGGATACGCTCGGCCAGATGAATAAGACCGGCAAGGTGCCGGGTGGCGGCACCGCGGTTAATGTCGAGATCAACGGCGACATCACGCCAAGACAACCGAATATGACGCCGGATCAGATTATCAGAGTCACCGCTGGCAATATCACCAATGACGGGATGGTGATGTCGGCGATCGAGCAACGGCTCCGCCTAAGAGGCAAGTAAAAAATGGAGAATGGAGAATTGAAAATGGAGAATGTCCGGAATCAGGCAATTATCAATTCTCAATTCTCAATTATCAATTACTGAAATGGCATTTACTATTCTAGCGGCACCGGAGCATGTTATGCCGCAGTCGCTATCAATGCCGACGCTGAAAGATCCGGTCGGCAACGGGACGATGATGTTTCGCCGGCTACAAAAGCGGCCTCTATCAAGTTGGGAGTTAGTGGTGCCAGGGCGTCAGGAGTTGCTCGATCCGATCCTCGGGCTGTTGGAGCACGTCCAAGGTGATGAACCATTCTGGTTTGACGGCGCTGGGTTTGGTGAAGTGGTCACGCCGGTGCTAGTCGGGATCGGCATCCCTAACGCGACAGATTACGATTTGCCGCATCGCTTTATCTATGTTTCGTCCCTGCTGATTTACATCAACGGTAGCTTCTATCAGCCGTGGACTCCGCTCGGCGGCGATGGGATTACCTGCGATGCGATCCGCTTGACGAGCAGTGTGAATGTCAATTACCCCATCACGGCTAAATATCGCCGCAGAATTAAATGCGTGCTGCGCACCGAGGAGAAGGTGACACGCGCACGCGGGTTTCGCTCGCAGGTAACCGCTGAGAATATTCACCGGCTTAAATTAGTGCTGGAAGAAGTAGCAACATAAATAATGGAGAATGGAAAATTGAAAATTGAGAATGATCGGATGATCCGGATAATTATCCATTTTCAATTATCAATTATCAATTATGGACAATGTTAATCCTAGACGATGCTTATGTCCGAAAGCTGACAGCCCAATACCAGGGCGGCAGGTTTATCAAAACCGTCGAATTGGTGGAAAATCCAATCGGCCCGGTGATCTCTTATTGGGCAGAAAATCCCGAACCGATTATTTGGAATGGACATACATTTAGCCCGATTCAAATGATGTGGAATAACATGAAAACCTCGCAAGGGATGAGCATCGAAGCGGCTACGGTATCCGTCAGCAACTTGGCCGATCTCGCCGGGAAGTATGTGAAGCAGATCGATGTAACATCCAATCCGGTGACGCTGCGACTGCTCCATGCCGACCTACTCAATAAGGTAACGGGACATTGGGAGCGAATGTCTAAAGTGATGGCGATCAAGGCAGACCCGACCTTTGTGATTTTTACTATTGGAAGGTGGTTAGGGCGCGGCGTGTTGCCACGAAAAATTTACACACAAAACGAATTCCCCGCGCTCAATCCAGAAGTCCCGCGCATATCATGATTGACGACGAAACGAAGAAACGAATCTACGCGCTTTGCAACAAGCCGGTGGCGCTCGGCGGGTGGCTCGGTCTGCCTTACGAGGATGAAGGTTGTTTGAAATTTGCCATGAAGTTTTTTGCCGAGATGGGAATCGAGACTACCAAAGAAGCGATGAAAGAGGCACGCAATTTTATCAAGGTAGAACAGCCGCAATTTGGCGATATCGCAGTCTTTCATGGCGTGCAGTTTATTGGCGGCGGATTTCATCTTGGCGTGATGCTCGATTATAGGAAATGTATTCAGTGCATCCCGCAGACTAATGGCGTGGGCAAGATCGATATTAGTCGTCCTGTCTGGGACTCATCTCTTAAAGGCTTTTATAGACACAAACAATTAATGGAAAATGGATAATTGATAATGGAAAATGATCCGATAATTTTCAATTCTCAATTTTCAATTCTCAATTAGGGAATATGCTCCTAACGGTTGCAGATGGCCCGGCAGGATACGA